CAAGCGGGGACACCCCGCTAACCCCGTCAGGTTTGCAATCAATGTTGACAAAGAAAAAGACGACACGTTTACACGTGCCGTCCTTCTCATAGTATCATTACGGGGAACCTTAAACATTCGGTGACAAGCCGAACAAGTACAAGCCCGGTCAAGGGTTGTCCCTTGCACTCTTTTGTATACGGTCGCCCCGGTGATACAATAAGAGTATAGCACACGGGGCGGCCCCTGTCAAGATTTTTTCTTTGTGCGTTCAATGGTGGAATAGCGCAAGAAGTCAAGGGCAATGTTTTTACAGGTTTGGTCTTCAAAGCGCATTGCCCCGGCTTCAAAGGCCACACGCATAATTTGGGCGTACTTGCTCCATAGTTTAATCATCATCGTGTTTACGGTGTGGTCGTCCGTATACAAGGCGATATTGTGCGGGTGTCGGGGGTCAAACTTGTGGGACACATAGAACAGGCCCGCTTCCTGATATTCCCACAAACCAACACGGGTTGAACCGTCCACAATGGTGATAAGCAAGCGCCCTTCGCCCTTCACTTTTTCAATGAAGTGTTCATTGTCCAGCAAGTAGTCATTTGTGGTTGCAAAGGCCATATAGTCAGAATTGGCAAACGCACGGGCGAACCCTGATTGTTTAAGGGCTTCGGCGGCGCTGTCAACATAGCAGTTTTCAAGAACCCAGCCGTCACCCTTCAAAAACTTTGTGTCTTTCTGCAATCGCTTTGTAACGTCGAACTGTGCAAAGTACGGGTTCAACACTGTTACAGTGTTAGAACACATATACACGGGAACGTAACGAACGTGTTTACCGCCGCCACGGGCAATAGATACGTGCATAGACTGAAACTTTGTAAGTTCGTCGGGGCAATATTTGCCGGTTTCGCTCTGGAACTCGTCAAAGAAAATGTTGTTCACATCGACAAACCGGGCAGAATATTTCTTGATTGTGTCGGCGGTGTTCAGGGCGACGGCGTACCCGCAATGTTTACCGTCAAAGAACAGTTCAACGAACAGGTCTTTGCCGAAGGGCTTGCCAACCAGTTCATGCCCCTTGAAGTCAATCTGTTCAAGGTCTTTGAAAAAGTTATCGGCCACGCCGTCAAGTTCGTAAGCGAACCGAACCAAAATGCAGAACTTTTCCTTGTTCTTCACATAGCGCCGCAACATAAGGCGTTTGAAGAAGTAAGACTTGCCCGCCGTTCGGTTGCCCACACACATATAGATTTCGGGTTTGTGGCCGTTCTTGTCCTTCATTGAAAGAAGTTTTGTTCCGTCGTAAAAGGGGCGCTTTCCCATTGTGTTCACCTTCCTTACAAATACGGGTATTTTGTGCCCAGTTTCTTTTGATAGTATTCGTTGATTGCAAACGGTACGAACATCAACCGCCAACCGATTGTAATAACGCCGCCGGTTGTCGGTGCCCCCGTCTGTACGGTGGCCCAGCGGGAAACGGTGGTTGTTTCCTGCCCGCTTGCCAACGTCTTGAACAAGGGAAGGTTCCAACCCCCGTAAATGTTGTTCAGGCCGCTTGTGGCAATCGGTTCAACCTTCCAAACTGCGGAAACGTATTTGTAACGTTTGGCCGGGTCTGGTTGCATAATTGCGCTTTCTTCGGTTGCTTCAACGGTTACGGGTGGCGTACTATCATTATACACCACATTGCCGGAAAGGTCAAGGGGTTTCACGTTAGCACGTACACCCGAACCCATAGCGGCGTAACAACGGTTCTTCTTCCACGTTCCGGCGAACTTGTCCAGCTTGTTCATATCGGGAAGGGCTTCACCTGTGCCGCCGTTGCCGCTCACCCGGACATAGAACGCCGGGACAACTGCGGTATAGGCGGCGTTCGGGTCAACAGGGTACAAGCCCAACGGGGTGTTGAACTTACAGGTTTCGCCCACGGTCAGCGACGTTCCCACGTTGTAAGCACCCGGCACCCAGTCAAAGGAAAAAGCGTCACCGTCCCGTTCAATGTTGGGGTTCAGAAAGTCGATAGCGTCAAAGGCTGTTCCCATATACGGGGGCTTCACCCTGAAAAAGCTGTTCGACGTTGCAAAGAGGGAATAGGCTTTACTTTCGCTTTTGAACAGTCCGGCAATAACCTGATAGCCCAGCGAACCGCCGTTGTTCCAATAACCTTTCATGGTCTTCACTCCCTTTCAAAGAATAAAGGGGACGGGTTGCCCCGCCCCCCTCTGCTTACTGTTTCACACGGTGGCAATAAATGCGTCGGTGAACCCGGCGGCTTTGGCCTTGTTCAGATATGCGGTGGCGTTGTCCTTGACACGGAAAGCGCCAACCTGAACCCGGTACAGGTCGCCCGCCTGAATGAAAGCGCCCTTGAACCCTGCGGCCTTTGCTTTGGCAAGGGTTGCTTCGGCGTTGGCTTTCACCTTGAACGCCCCAACCTGCACCCGGTACAGGGTATAGTCGTCGGGTTCCTCGCCGGTGTCAGAGTTGCCCTCTTTCAGCTTCGCCGCAACGTCGGCCCGGAAGGTGTCCATGCTCTTGCCGAACTTCGGGAACCACTTCATAGGGTCGCCGTGGTTCGACGCATAACCGGCGGCGTGGGCTTCGGTGTGCGACGTGATATTGTCAGCGGTAAAGCCGAACTGTTTACAGATTGCGGCGGCGTACTCGACGGCGGCGTTATACAGGTACAGGCCCAACCCGTCGTTGTCGTGGTCGCCCTCGCAAATTTCAAACTGGATATAGGCGGGGCCGAAGTTATAGGAACCTTTGCGGCCAGAACCGCAACCCCAACAGGCGATATTGTAGGGCAAAATCTGGACGGCGGCGGCGTTGTCGTTCTTGTCCAGCCCGACAAAGCCGTGAACACAAACGCTTCGCCCGTCGGGGTACTCCCTGTTCCAGTGGTTGCCGTACTTGTTCACGCCGCACACGTCAGGATAGTCAACATACCTTTTCAAGTACGGGTTGACCGCCCCGGTGCTGTGAACCAGTACGCCCACGGGGGTGACTTTCTGGGCCGCCTTGTAACAGGCGTTCTTTGTGTGGTATTTGGTGTAAATCTTGATAGACATTGTGAACACCCCCTTTCCTTACTTGTAGTTGAACCAGTTGATTTTGTATTGCAACGTGGTGGTCGGTTTCACCGCTTCCAGACAGCGGGCTTTGAAGGAAATACCCGTTGCCCCTGCGGTCAGCAACCAACCCAGCCCCAACCCGAAGGGAACCAACAGGGTGTTGCCCTGCGTAGCGGCAAGGGTTGCGGGGTCAAAGAACGCCGTGAACGTTTCTTCTTTGGTGCTTTCCACAATTTGCAGTTCGCAAAACTTAACGTCTGCCATATCAGACTGAAACGCCGTGAAGGTCTTATAAAGGGAACTTGCGGAAGTGTCGCCGTTCCAGTAGGCGGCACCGGGGTTTGCTTTTACCTGTGCGCCGTAGGCTTCACGGGTCACACCGCCGCCCCCGCCACTCTGCGGCGTTGTCCATTCAACGTCATAGTCGGTGTTGCTTGCTTTGGTAAGCACCTGCCCGGTGGTGCCGCCGGTGGGAAGGGGGTTTTCTCCACCGCCGCCCCCGCTGGGGGTCTTCCATTCGGTGTCATAGTCGGTGCCGGTCTTTTTGGTAAGCACCTGTCCAGCGGTGCCCCCTGCGGGCATTTCATGGACGGTTGCCGGGGTCTTCCATTCGGGGGTCAGGTCTTCCCCTGCGGTAAGCACCTGTCCAGCACTGGACGGGTCAGGCAGGGAACCGCCGCCGGTGGGGTCTTGCCACTCTGCGGCGTAGTCGGTGCCGCTGGTTTTGGTAAGAACCTGCCCTTCGGTGCCGCCAGCGGGCAAGCCGGTTTTGCCGTCAATGGCCTGTTGAAAGGCCGTGTCAGCCTGTTGGCGGGCGATCTGCTCTGCGGCGATTGCGTCGGCGTTCTGCTGAATGGCGGTGTTCTGCTCCTGAATGGCGGCGTTCCGGGCCGTCTGTTCGGCTTCAAGCCCCTGTTGCAACTGGGTGTCAGCGGCGGCCCGTGCCTTTTCCTCTGCGTTCAGGTCGTTTTCAAACAGGGTCATTTGTCCCTGCAACTGCTCCACTTCGGCGGTTAGGCCCGACACGTCGGGAATGTTCAGGTCTTTCACCTGCTGTTCCACGGCGGTGACACGCTGGGACAGGGCGTTGTCTGCGTTCTGCCGGTTGGTGGTTTCCTGCTCCACGGCGGCGGCATTAGCGGCAATCTGTCCAGACAGGGCGGTGTCCTGCGCCTGTCGGGTCTGCTGTTCGGCGTTGATAGACTGTTGAAGGGCGCTGTCTGCGTCCTGCCGTGCGGTCTGCTCTGCGGTGATTGCGGCGGTATTGTCGGCAATCTGCCCAGACAGGGCGGTGTCCTGTGTCTGTCGTGCTTTGGTTTCTGCGTCAATGTCAGCCCGCAACGTGTCTTCCAGTTCGTTCAGTTGGGCATTGGTTACGCCGTCGGGGGTCTGCCATTCGGTGTCATAATCAGCGGCGGTCTTTTTCACAAGAACCTGTCCGGGGGAACCCCCTGCGGGGACGTTGCCGCCCCCGCTGGGTTCCTCATAGAACGGGTTCGTGTTCACCGGCGCTTCGGTAATGTTGTAGCCCTGCGGCGACAACGGTTGAAGGTTTGCCATGTTGAACACTTCCTTTCTGTGTCAGGTGGTTTTGTCCATTGCGTCCAGCTTGTCAACCAGCTTTTGCAGAACAACGGTGTTTTCCTGCAACGCTTTGGTGAAACTGTCGGTTTCCTGCTTGTGCTGTTCGCTGATATGAACGACATACCAGCCCATTCCCAGACAGGCCACAATGGGGAAAGCCACGGTGGTAATAAGTTGCATAATCTGTTCAAAGCCCATTTGTCACACCCCCTTTCTGTCAGATTTCATACCAGTTCATAAAGCAATCGTCCATCATTTCGACGAACCACTTCCACGCATTGGTTTTGGTGATATAGTCACGGGCGGCATCCAACAGACGTTGGGGCGCTTCGGTTCGGCCCGCATACCGTTCTTTCGTCGTCCCGTTGTCGTTGCCGCTTACCTGTTCGGTTCCCTGCCCCTTGCTGGTGGTTCCCGTGGTTCCTTCGGTGACTGTATCACTTTGGCCCCGTTCAGTCGTGGTTTGGTCGCCTGTACGTTTGCCCGTGGTATGCTCTGTTCCGCTGGTTTGCCCGGTTCGGGTTCCGTTGTCGCTTTCATTGTTCGACGTGGTACGGGTTCCCGTGTCGTTGTCCTTCTCGGTGCCGGTCTGTTTGGTGGTCTTGCTGTCAGTGGCGTTGCGTTCGCTTTCGTCCTGATTGGTCGCATACCGCCAGTTCAAGGCACCCGGCAAACCATCACCGGCCCCGGTTGCACTCTGGGGAAGTTCAGCGTGCATACTGCGGTTGTTTTCCTTCTCGGTTCCGGCTTCGGTGGTCGTATTGTCAAAGGTCTTTGTGCGGTTGTTGGTGGTGTTCTCGATTGCACCGCCGGTTCGGGTGTTCCGGGTGGTTTCGCTGGTTTTCCCGCCGGTGGTCTTGTCGCCGCTGGTGTTCTCGGTTACGTTCTGCGTACCGTTGCGGCTGTCGTTGGTGTTGGTGGTCTGCCGGTTGGTTCCGTTGGTGCTGTCAGTGGTGGAACGTTCAGTTTTCCGGCTGTTTACGTTCACCCGGTCAATCAGGCGTTCCATGTACTGCGTCACCATTGGGTCAATCTCGGTTGTTTGAACCCGCAAATATTGCAGATATTGGGGGCTGTACTTTTGCAGGTGGCGACGGAAGAACAGTTCAAAATAGTTCACCGTTTCGCCGCTTGCCGTCTTCATGAATTCAACGGAACACACCTTGCGGGTCAGGAAATAATAGTACAGGCTTTCGGCTGTCACGCTGTCAACAAACGTTTCGCCTTGACAGACGTTTTCCTTGAACTCGTCAAGGGTATACAGTTCGCCCAACCGGGGCAGACTGTCAAAGTCGTTATCACTCCACAACATCAGGTTCACCCCCATCATTCGTGTTGGTTCCGTCCGGGTCGTCGTACTCGTCACCCTGCGGGTCAATGTTGACTTCAACGGAAATGTTCAGGCCGAACGCCTTGTTGACACGTTCACAAAACAGTTCACGTTCTTTCAGGCGCTTGTCAAGGTTCATGTCAACGCTTTGGTTGTTGGCGTTCACTTCATCGACAAGCAAACGTTCCTTCTTGTTGACCTGCGCCAAACTGTTCATGCCCAGTTGTTCTTTCACGTGGTTGTCAAGGCGTTCATAGTGTTCCCACATGACTTGAAGAATGGCGGGGTTTGCTTTGGTGTCCCACACCTTGAAACTGTCAACGGGAAGGGAACCATGCCCAACCACGGCGGCAACGTTTGCGTCACGGTTGGCAAGCATTTCTTTCACGCTGTTCACCGTGTTGTCTTCACACGTGATAATCACGGGCATTTTCAGGTTCTGTAACGCAACGTCCATTGAACGCATGGTTTCAGTCAAACGTTTTGCCGCAATAATCAGGTATTGCACATAAGGGAACATCAGCTTGTTATCCCGGCACATAACGGCGTTGAAGTCCTTGCCGGTATCGTAGCCGCCCGCCGTTTTGGTAACGTCGGGGCTTTCTTGTGCGCCGTCAACCCACAAGGAATATTCTTTGTTCCAACCGTTCAGGCCGTAGCCGTAAGCCCGTGTAAACTCGCCGTAAATGTTATACCCGGCACCCGGCACGGCGGCAAGGTTCAGAAAGTGGCCGTTTTCCTCAACGATAAGGGCGGCACCCCGAAGCAAAAGGGAACGTTCAAGGAACCGTTCATTGCAGGTTTCGGGCAGGTTGTGCCATTTGAAGATATTCAACGCACTGTTGAACAGTGACGTGAACGTGTTCACAAACTCCACGTCGTTTTCATAACGTGCAAGTTTCTTTGCGCTCATATTGGCGGGAAGGGGTACACCCCTGAAAAATCCATCAATCCACATTGTTCATCACTTCCTTTCACGCAATGGGGTTTCCGGTGGCATAATAGGACGGGTCTGGGAGAACGTGCCACACCCGAACGCCTTGTTCAAGCTGGGCACAAGCGCCAGCCCTGAACCGCATACCCTTGTTGACCTTGATATTCACGCCGGTGGCCTGAACAAAGTTGAAGAACCGCCGGTTCGTGAAGTCGGAACGTTCAAGGGGCTTTTCGGTTGCGTAACCGTACATTGTAAAGAAACGGTCAAGACGCAATGCGTCATAGTTTGCCAACCTCACCCGGTAAATGAAGAAACTGTTGCCGATAAAGTTTTGAATACTTTCGTCACGGGGGAAGTTGATTTCCGGCACCCGGATATTCTGCTGGGTTTCATAGTTCAGTTGGGCGTTTTCCATGTTCATACCGGCATTGTATGCGGTTTGCATATAGTCAATGGTGCCGTTCACCGCCCCGGCGATATTTCCGGGGGTTGGGATAAGCAACGACGCATAGTTTGCCGCAAGGCCCATTCCAGCTTTCACCTGATTGGCGTTTGCGTTGCTTTGCATTTGGCGCATTTGCCGGTTGAAGGTCTGCGTGTCAATCAGGGAACCGCTTTTTTCCGTAAAGGTGAAGGGGGTGTTCTGCCAGTTCATACCCTTTACGGCCATAAGGAACGGCGGGGTTTCGGTGGTGTTGTAGTACGACGGCTGACAGTACGGCGCACCGTTCGGGGTCATATCTGCAAAACACTGGAACTTTGGCCGGGACATAGGGCTGTTGTACTTCAACCCGATTTCATAGGCTTCAAAGGCCAGCTTGTCACCCGAACAGATAGACAGTACAAAGTAACTGTTGAACAGGGCGAACACTTTGTTGTTGTAGATAGTCCCGCCGGTTTCGTACTTGAAAGGAATCGCCGGGGTGACTTCCTCACAAGCGCCGGTAATACTGCGAATGTCACCGGCGGTATTCATTGAAATAGAACGCCGCCAACCGTCGGGGACAACGTAACAACTTGTAATTGCCGTGTCAAGTCCCAGCGAACGGGCCGAACGGATACCCTCTTGAACCGTTTCTTTGTCAAACTCGTACAAGGTTTGATTGGGAAGGGTGTTTTCTTCAACGTTGCCGTTCGGCAAAGTCATTTTGACGGTGGTTTCCTTGCTGATTGGCGTTACCTTCGGAACGCTTACAAGGGTTTCGTCCGAAGCGTTCTTGTATTCTTCGGCCAGTCGTTCGGTACTCAACAGGTCAATGGTGGCCCCGACATAGGTTGTCAAATACCGTTCGTTCACCCTGCTGGGTTTCAATTCCTGCGTCCCGTCAATAATCATGTTTGCCGAAGGTTTGAAGGGTTCCGGCTGTACGTTATAAAACAGGGTATCGTCCTTGACGTGCGCCCGCTTCACCCAACCGTCGGAAATGGTGATATTCCGAACGCCGCCCAACGTTGTAAGGAAGTCCATTACAAGGGTCAGTTCTGCGTTGGTTTCGGTCAACATATTGACGTTCACAACATAATAGTATGCGTCGCCAATCTTGACATAATCCACTTCACTGATTTCATCCCAACCGGCATTGACACGGGTTTGAACCCGGTCTTTGTTCTGCAATAGCCAGTTCGACGGAAACGTTTTACTTTGTGCTGTCGCCAGAATTGCGGGGCTGTCGGGAATGTTCTGTGCATTGAACCCCGTGTTGAAGTAACACGTGATACTATAAACGGCCATTGTTTTACACCTGCCTTTCTATAAAGAATAGGCGGGACGGCGCTTGCCGCCCCGCCGTGTAGTTAGGACGTTACCTTGTTGAAGGTCACAAGGTTGTAAAGGGGGTCAACGCTGATTGCGTTGTTCGGGGAACTCGCCCAATAGTTGGTATACAGGCCACGGGGGTTTCGGATAGGCTCCACGCTGTACGGGTTCTGCCGGGTGGTGAACAGATAGCCCTTGTCGGCAACCACGGCAAGAACGTCTTCGTTCGGGTCTTTCCAGAACACGTTTTCGGTCTTAACCTCAACGGTAGACTGTCCCTGCTGGGAATTGAACCCGATTTCCTCACCCAGCGCATTGTAAACCGGGTACAGGGCCGTGGTGAACGCTTCTTCCTTGTAGGGTTTCAGGCCGCCGAAGTGGGGAACCTCGATAATGTCAAAAGGCAGGGTCAAACGCTCCTGATTGTAAGCGTTTGCCAGAACCTTCACGGCAATGGCTTCTTTGTAGCCGGGGCGGATAAGCATTTTCAGGCGGCTCTTGTCCTGCGTGGACATAAAGCCCATAGCGTTGAAAGCGTCGGTCTGCGGGGCAAGGTCAAACGCACTCGCAAGGTTCTTGACCGCCAGAATAAAGGCAACCAGTTCGTCGGCGGTGGGTTCGTCGCCCGCAATGGTGACGTTCACCTTCTGGGTGGCTTTCAGCGGGTATTTGGTGCTGTTGATACCGGCGTTCAGGGCTTCCAGCTTGTTCAAATACACCTGACTGATATAGCCGTTTTCCAGCCCGGTGAAGATACCGGCCATGAACTCGGACATACCGAACTCGGAAATGAACATCTGTTTCATAGCAAATTCGTCCGGGATAGTCACAAGGGACGCATAGTCAAAGTTCTGCTGGAAGAAACGCTCGGTTGCGGTGGGCTTACGCACCACGAACGGGTCAGGGCCGGTGCCGTCGGTCAGGCCCTTGTAACCTGCGGAAATGGGCTTGATACTGTTGATAGCCATACGCTGAATGTATGCACCCAGCGGCATATCATAGTGTTCACCGAAGCCCCGTTCCTCAAGGTTATCTTTCGCCCGGCTTACGTTGATAAGCTGGAGATACACCCGCATGGACAGGTTGAAGAAGTCGTTCAGGGTGGAAGGGTCGAAGGTCTTCAACTGTTCAAAGCCCTTTTCGGTGAACAGTTCGGCGGTGGCTTTACTGGTGTGGCTTGCGAACTGCGGGAACTTCGCCCGGATAGCGTCCCACAAGTTGGCGTTGGTAATTGCGGTAAGTGCCATGTTTTATCACTCCTTTTTCAATACTGCGTTGGTGAAAAGTCGGTCAAAGGTTTCGTCCGGTGTTTCCTCTTTTTCGGGTTCGGCACCCTGCGGGTTCCCGGTCTGCCGCAAGAACAGTTGCATATTGGTGTCACGCAACTGGGCAATGGTGCCGTCACGCTCGGCAATAGTTGCGGTTGCCGTTGCGTGTTCGTCAATCAGGCCGCCCACTTCATCGGTCAGGGCTTGAAGTGCAAGGGGCGCTTTGTTGGGGTCTGCCGCTTCTTTGATAAGGGCGGCAAGTCGGTCTTTGCTGATACTCATGGTTCATACTCCTTTCTTCAAAGTGGGTTCCTGCTTATAACAGTATAGCCCACTATAATGAACTTGTCAAGGGTTTTCACTCTTTTGGTCGTTTAATTTCAAAGTCAGTCGGTACAAGGATAACGCCGCCGTGGACGGTTACGGGCCGTAACTTCTTCCCCGGAACCTTCAACCCATACGTGAACGTTTCAACGCTGTGTCGGCCTGTTTCCAACATTTGAAGGAACAGTTCTTTGCTTTCGCCGTTCATACCGGCACATTTGATTTCCCATTCCCCGTTGATAAGTTCCATATAGGTCTTTGCACGAACAAAGCGGGCTTGTGTCCAGTCGCTTTCATGTTTCCACTTGCAAAGGTCTTTGTCATCAACTTCAATTCCCACAAGGTCACGTTTGACACAATGAATACTGTCCGTGTCAGCATAACAAAACACGTCTGCGTTGGCTTGCGCCGCCGTGATTGTGAAGCGCCGGGAATATGCAGTACAAAAGGCACCAACGGGAATATAAATAGGGTCACGGTCTTCATCGTCCTGTTTGTTCGCCAACGTCAAAGCGTCCTTCTTTTCGTCCAGCATTGGAATTGAACGGGTGCTTTCAAGCCCTTGTGCAAACTTGCCGTAAAGGTTGTTCAAGAACAATTTGGCTTCGGTACGTTTGGCCCCCTTTTCCCGTTTCTTCTGCACCATGAACTCGTCAATGTAGGTGTCAAACAACCCCACGGCACCCCGGAACATATAACCGTCAAGAAACGTAATGTTCACAATGTCATAGTGTTCATAGAACATTTCAAGGTCAACGCTTGTCAAAGTCAGTTCCATTTCTTCGGCTTCGCCGGTCAAGTCCTTGTCCCCCTGTTCAAAGGTTGAAAACAAGTAACAGTTGGGTGTTATTGAAAACTTGCCAGACTTTAACAACACGGTGGGGAAGAACCCTTCTTTCAAGGTTGCGTGTACCCTAATACGTTGGACAAACAGGGGAAAGTTTTCATTTTTGGCATACCGTCCTTCAAAGTAAACAGGTTCACCCCACGGGTACAGGTTGCGAACTGTTTTCCCTTTCAGTTTGTACGGGGTTGACGACATCATGGACGGGTAAAGACTGTTCACGTCGTAGGTTGCGCCCTCTGCGGTCAATACTCTATCGGCATACATGGGGTTCACATAGCACCAGCCGCCCCGGTATGACTTGCGGATAAAAGCGTCAACCTCTTTGTCAAGTATGGGGAAGGTTTCCCGGAACCTCTTGTTGCCGCCGTACATGGTTTTATATCGGTTGATACAGTCGGAACCGATTGTCATTTTGGTTAAGTCTTCATCATACATGAAGCGTAACGCTTCGGCCACAACCCGCACGTCGTTCTTGACGTATTCGGTTTCCTGTTCGGTCAGCCGTCCACCTTCGGGCCGGTCTTCCACGTAGTCAATAGACAACTTTTGATATTTGGTGTGAAAGTCCTTGCCAATGTTTTCAACGCTGAACGGCAACTTCTTCATACTGTCCCGGAACGATACGGTCAACGGCTTCTTTTTGCGGCTGTTGCTCTTTGCTTTCGCATATCCAATGACAACGTCGATTGAATAAAACACGCCGCTTTCGTCAATCAGGGTTCGGAAACACTTTGCCCGCATTTCCTTCTTTTGGTTTACGTGAGTATAACCATTTCGCAAGAAGTAGTCAAGAAGGAACTTTCCGTCAAACTTGAAGTTATGAAAGTACACGGTCAAGTTTTCTTCCCGTCCAATGGCAAGGTGATACATGAACATTAGAAAGGTTTCCATAGACGTGCCAACCCGTGCGTCGTCTATATCGTCAATACCACACACGGCCCACGCCCATACCCACGTTTTACGCTCTGCAATGGCCTTGTCACCGGCACGGGTTTCAAAGTCGGCCACGTAAACAGGACGGCCCACACCTTCAAAGAACTTGTCCCGCATATAAGCCGCCCCCTTTCATGTTTCACGTGAAACGTTTAATAATCTTCGTCTTCGTCAAACCATTCTTCGTCTTCCCATTGTACGCTTTCAACGGGAATATCAAACGCTTTCAGAAGGTGGGAAGGTCGGGCCGCAATGTTACCGGCCTTGCTGTCAAAAATGAACTGATAGTTCAAGTTCAGTTCTCCGGCCATTGCTTCTTTCAGTTTGTTCACCGTCCATTCGGTGCCCATTTCGGCAATCTTTTTCTTTACGGCGGCGGCAACCCCGTGTTCGGTTCCGTCTTCAAACTTCATTGCGTCCAACGTCTTCATAAAGTTTTCAACCATGCGTGCGTCACGCTCTTTGAAGAACTTAACGGTTCCCCGCTTTTTGGTTCCTTCCAACAGGCGGTTGAACGCTTGTTGTGAACCGGCATAGTAGGAAGTAATTGGGAGGGCTTTCTTGCCCAGCTTTGCAAGAACCACCGCTTCGGCCTTGTGCGCCCGGTGGAACTCTGCGTATTCCTTGCCGGTGATTTTTACGCCCTGCCGTTCCTTCACTTCTTTGGTGTCGCTGTCGAAGTAGCTTTCTTTCATCTGCACACCCCGAACAACCCGGCTTTCCATAAGGGCGTAACCTTTCAGCTTGTTCAGGGTTTTGGTTTGCATACGGGACAGGGCCGCATAATCAAATTGAAAGCCCTGTTTTTCAAGTCGCTTTGCACGTCTAACGGCAAGGTCAAGCGCCTTTTGGTGTTCGCTCTTTTTTGGCTTATTGCCAGCTCTTTTTACTGCCATATTTCGGCAACCCCTTTCCTGAATATACCGGGAACCAAACGTCACGGGGAACGTCCCACATATACAGTTCGATTTCCTTTAACGTGTGGTCGTGAATAAGGCCGGTCTGAACCATCATGTTCAGGCGTTCCAGTTTGGCCCATTGGGAACGGCGGTTAAAGTCCCGCTGTTTGCTGTTCTTGCGGTGCAATACGTGAAAGCCCATAACTACACCCCCTTATTTCCAGTATGGCCGATCAAGGCGCAACCACGCTTCACCGTCGGGGTACACCCTGAACTTTGTGGCCTTCTTTGTCAGTGCTTCAAACTCTGCTTCGGTCATTGTGCGCCACTCATGCAAAACGGGGTTCGGGAACGTGTGGTTGCTCCAATAACACGAATAAATGTGAACGTGTAAGGTTTTCATATTGACACACTCCTTTCAATGTGATATAATAAAGGGTAAGAACCCCGGCGGGTTCAACAACCACTATTGCGGTCATAACGCCCTGCCGGGGTTGCTTACTTACTTCTTGCTGTCCAGAAACTTCACAACGTCGGCGGCCACTTCGGTGGTGTAAACCTTCTTGCCTTCCTTGTTGGTGTAACTGCCGGTCTGAATACGGCCATGAATGGCAACCAACCGGCCCTTGTTCAGATACTTCACCACGGCGTCGGCAACCTTGCCGAAGCAAACGACGTTCGGGAAGTCGGTGGTGTCCTTACCGTCGCCACGCTCAACGGCGACAGAGAACCGGGCAACGGTGGTTTCACCGGCGGTACGGGCTTCGGGGTCAGCGGTCAGACGGCCAACGAGAACAACGCTATTCATAGTAGATACCTTCCTTTCTTACTGGTGAATGAACTGGGCGTACATACGGCGTTTCAGTTTGCGCCGCTGTTCCCTCACTTCGGGCGGTACGCCCTTCGGGGGTTCCAGTTCTTCACGGGTGAACTTCAACTTGCTGGGGCGGTCTTCATCGAACATCAGGCGGCGGGGTCTGTCACGTTCAAAGTACAGCTTGCACATTGCGGGTTCTCCTTTCTCACTGTTCGCCGTTGTCGGCGGTGTCGGTGTCGTCGGGGTACAGGTTCACGTCCACGATTTCGGGGGTTTCGTTCAAGGTGATAGGCTCCTGAACCGGCTGATAGTGGAAGTCACGAAGGACAATAACACGGTCACGGAAGGTGTCAAAGTCGATTTCGTGCATGGTGTCCCCGTCTTTGGCGGTCAGGGTATAGCCCTTATTGCCGGGGTTCCGGGTCACGTCCACGGGGGTGTAGCCGTAGTGTTCGGCCAGCCGCTTGCCAATGGTCTGATACTTGACTTTCTGGGTCTGCTTTTTCATAGTTGATTTCCTTTCTGCCCTTTGGCGGGCAACCTTGATTTTGTGTTGTACCTTCCGGGTACATTATCATTATAGCACCGATTGAATGTTCAAGCAAGCATTTTTTGAATGAAATATTGCACAAATTTCAGCTTGCCTTTTTGTGCAATTTACCGGCGGCGGGTGCCAACCCTTCGCCCGTGCATACACCCGCCCCCGCCGTTGTGCTTCATCATGCTGTCAAACGCCTTGAAGTTGTAATAAGCGTTTTCATATCTGACTTGTGCAAGGGCTTCTTCATACGTGAAGGGTTTACGCTTACCGGCTTCAATTTCGGGTTTCCAGATTTCGTTAAGTTCTGCCTGAGCGCTCTTGACGTAGGTTTTAGAATAGTTGTTCAATGCAATGGTGTTCTTGTCTTTCATAGTTACCTTCTTTTCTAACGTTGGGTGGTTTGCTTACATTATGATTATACCATACGGAAATACCCCTGTCAATACTTTCTGAAAAAATTTTTTTTCTTTTTCTTATGGCCTGCGAACCTGACGGGGTTAGCGGGGTGTCCCCGCTTG